CTCTGATGCCGCCCTAGAGCGTGCTCAGAGTGGTGCCAGACTTCCTCCCCTTGCAGAGGTCCGGCGCCGCCGCGATGATACACGTCAGCGAGACAACGCCCGCCGAGACGGCGGGCGCCCCGCCGCGCGATCTGCGCCGCGAGAAGCCCCCCCCGGTTCTGAGAGAGGAAATCAGACTGGAGACGACACGCGAACCGTTGCTTCTGAGCCCACCCCTCGACCGGCTCAAGACAACCGACGTCGCCTGCCCCCTTACGACGTTCCCTTCGAGTTCGACGACGCGATGGCCGCCCTCATTCGCCGCCATTATCGCATCGAGCCAGTTCTCGTGAGTCGCTCACCCCACACCCATGGTTTCATTGCTTTGGGTCGTGCGATTGCTGAGCGCTGGGTTTGCAACCAGATCCCTCGTGACGCCCGCATCTTGGATGTCGGCGGCAGCCCTGCTCGACATCACCGAAATCATCGCGACAACGTTTGGTCTGCGTGCCCGGTTTTGTCGCCTCGTGATGCAGGACGAGCATTCTCGTACCCCCGCACCGAAGCTGGAGCCCCAATCAATTGGTGTGAAGAGATGGGAGAAGCATGTGAGCATGGCCCTTTCCATAGTGCCATCGCTATTCACTCCCTTTATTACCTCGATGCACATCAAATCCACACCATCATCACCCGCACCACCTCTAAGAAACTGTTCGCTGTTGTCCACTCTTTTCCTGACATCAGCGGCGCGCTCATTGGTGGTGAGGCATTCTGGTACCGACCCAATAACACCGATTTTGTTTTTGAGGTGGTCAATGAATTGCCGTATCAGCACGGGCACATTGATTGGGTGGAGCGCGGCTACCTGTATATCCCTGGCCGCAACGACGTCATGATCGTTGCCAAGCGCCGGGATTTCTTTGGTGACCACCACATCTACGAGATCCAAGTTGCAGCCCGACACGACATGGAAAACGCAATCGCCACTTACAAACTCGCTCTAAGTGCTCCCGATCGCAATTTTCCCATGATGTCCCTACCGCCCATGGCGTACCCCACAGAGAAAGGACTTGTCCCGATTGAGTTCCAGAAGATCAAACTCGACCGAGTCCTCCTCTTTCGTGGTGTCGCCTTTGTGTTTGGCACGACTGAGTCATATGTCCCCCTCTCTCGACATATTCTCGGTTCCTTGTCTGCCTACGCTGGCGTGCGCAATAGGGATGCGACTACGTACAAAGAGCTTCACAATCGCGCTCTTGATTTGTACGGCAAACGCGGAACGCATATGCCTGAGGGGCTGAAGGCCGAGGCTGCCCTCATAACTGCCATGCTGGCTATGTCCGAGACCATCTCGCTCGAGACGCAGCTCATTGCGCATGGCACCCGGGTTTGGGGTCAATTGTGGACCCTACAGGCCGACATGATCCGGAGCTTCGCCCCCACGTTCAATCTGGGCGGATTCCTCTTCACCCTCACTGTACTAGGAGTTGGTGGCATTGGTGCGCTTACCCTGCAAACCGGGTACACGAGGGCTCTTAACCTCAGAGCACGCCTCCCAAATCTGCCTTCCGCACCGCAGCTACCAACCATTTCGCCCCGCTTCCCTGTCCCAACCAGTTTGATGCAGTCGTTCCGCCCCCCAGCACCCACCACCGGGTCGCTGGTGTTGTTTGGTCGGGACGTCCACCCCTTCTTCATTTACGCCGTGTTCTTCGCACCGTATCTTGAGGAGCGTTTCAAACGGTTTGTTGGGTATTACACCACGAAGCTTCTCGGCGTCTCTCGTGAGACCGGTAACGCCATCTCTGGCGCTGCTTTTGGCGTCTACGAGAGCTGTGAGCGGCTGGGCCTTTTTGACCCCTTCCCAATTGTCGGTCATGGTTATGATGCTTGGGTTACTCACCTTCCTGTGGGTGTGATGCACATTGCGTGGGCAGCTTGCCCCCTCCCCCTTGGCGTCGCTTGTCACATGATGAACAATGCCGTTGCCATCGGTGTCCACATGTTCATCACCATGCCCATGCAGGAGTCTGTCCGCGAGATCATCCGACAGAACCCCATCGTTGAGTTGCCGATGTCAATGTTCCTACCATGTGAGATCGGCCCCATCGGCACCCTCTACTCCAATGCCTCCCCAGCTGCCCAGTTGTACTTCGCTGGCCTGGTTGCGCAACATGGCGTTGGCGCCCTGCGGCTCATGTGGTACCTCTGGTTTGATCGCGTTTCCCCTCCTACCAGTCAGGACATCCACTATCCTCCTGCCCTTTACCTCCCTGGCGAGACTGAGGTTGCACCGAAGAAGTTCAAAGAGACGACTCACCCTGATGAGGCGATTTTCCTTGTCTTCCAGCAGCCCTTTAAGGGCCGCAGGCCCCGCCTTGTCCTGCGAACCATCGGCTTTGATCAGCTGGCCCCGTCTTACTACCTCGGCACCGCCACCACCGAGGAAGCCGCCATCACTCAACGCCTCCTCATAGAGCGCCCTCCCCCGAATCTGCTTGCGTGGGCCGAGGCGCACGCTCTCTATGATGCTTCCGAGCCACGCCGCCTTCTTGAGGCTGCTGGACCCATCGTCTATCGTGGGCGTGTCGCTTTCGAGCGCTGGCTGGCTAAATACCAGTCCGCTCGCCGACGCGCAGCAATCCGCGCTGAAGTGGATGCACATGATGGTGGGCCACTCTCCCGACGCGACAATCGAC